CTGTGGTGAACCGCCCGTTGTCAAGTTTTGTGTCATTGACAGGCTAAGAGTACTACCAGAAAAACTGCCCTGAACACCGTTATTACCGCTAACAGTTATGCTAGCAATACCGCCCGGACCTGAAGGACCGCTTGGACCACTTACATTACTAGGTTGATTACTGGCTGCATTACTTGCAGGACCTGATGGACCGCTCGGCCCTTGACTTCCTTGATTCCCTTGGTTACCTTGATTCCCTTGGTTACCTTGATTTCCTTGAGGACCTGATGGTCCACTTGGACCTTGATTTCCTTGAGGACCTGATGGTCCACTTGGACCTTGACTGCCTGGATTACCTTGATTACCTGGATTACCTTGATTACCTGGATTACCGGCTGCATTACTTCCAGGCCCTGATGGTCCTTGTGCGCCACTCGGACCTTGAGGTCCACTTGGTCCTGATGTATTGCTACCTGGACCACTTGGACCTTGACTTCCTTGGTTGCCGTTTGGACCACTTGGACCACTTGGTCCTTGTGCTCCTGCACCCGAAGGTCCGCTCGGACCAGATACAGTACTTGGAGTGTTATTTGTAGGTCCTGATGGTCCTGATGGACCACTTGGACCAGCTGCATTACTTCCAGGACCCTGTGGTCCACTCGGTCCTTGTGGACCCGATGGTCCAGATACAGTACTTGGAGTGTTATTTGTAGGTCCTTGTGGACCCGATGGTCCACTTGGACCTTGAGGTCCTTGTGCGCCACTTGGTCCTTGCGGACCACTTATTGCACTGGCTGCTCCGCTCGGTCCTTGTGGACCTTGAGGTCCTTGTGCGCCACTTGGTCCTTGCGGGCCCGACACAGTACTTCCTGCACCGCTTGGTCCTTGTGGACCTTGAGGTCCTTGTGAGCCAGTAGGTCCTTGTGGGCCTTGTACACCCTGCGGACCCATAACAGTTCCGAGGTCAATCCATGAAACTCCGTTCCAATACCATATATGATTATTAGTTGTTAATTGATAAGCATCACCTACTTGTGCTCCGGCCGCATAGCCAGCTAATTCTGATGTATTACCAATTGTACCTCTAACAATAACAAACTGTCCAATAGGTCCTTGCGGTCCCTGAGGTCCTTGCGGGCCACTTGGTCCTTGATTACCTATTGGTCCCTGAGGTCCTTGCGGTCCCTGAGGTCCTTGCGGTCCACTTGGCCCTGACATATTACTGTCAACACCCGCAGTACCTTGATTTCCTCGCGGTCCACTTGGTCCTTGCGGGCCACTTGGCCCTTGTGGTCCCTGTGGGCCTTGAGCACCTGACGGGCCACTTGGTCCCTGAACTCCTTGTGGTCCAACAAACGGCCCTACGTCAGTCCAGCCACTTCCGTCGTAAACATACAAGTGACCGTTGCTAGATATAATGTATCCATCATTAATTTGCGGGTTAACAATGGAGTTTAGATCAGATACATTGGCTCTAGTGCCTTTAACTACTAATGCTGCACCTACTGGGCCACTTGGTCCCTGAGGTCCCTGCGGACCTTGTGGTCCTTGTGCTCCTTGATTTCCTTGATTCCCTTGAGGACCTGATGGACCTGATGGTCCTTGCGGGCCTTGAGGACCTTGTGGCCCACGCGGCCCTGATGGTCCAGATGGACCGCTTGGTCCTTGTGGTCCTGATGGACCTGATCCTGTGAATTCTACACCATTTTGATAAAGTTTGCCGCCAAAGTAAATGTCCTTGGCAACACCTAATCCACCTGAAACTACGGCTGCTCCTGTAGTAGTTGATACAGCATTTGTAGTTGTAGTAACGAGTACTTTAGGAACAGATAATGCACCTGTGCTGGCTAGGTAACTTAAATTACTGTCAACACCCGGAGTTAGATAAGATCCTGGTCCTGCTGCTAATGTAGGATAATAAACTGTAGTAGTATTGCTAAGATCACTAATTAATACTTTAATTGCTTGACCTGCATTATCAGGAACAATAGTAGATGTACTGACCCAAGTAGCAGTAGTTCCATTACTTTGCAATAGATACCCGGTAGGACCTATTCCAATGAATCCTGTAGTATTAGGTGCTGTTTGATAAGGAATGCTACCTGTAGAACCACCGGCAATGTTTGTGAGTAATGTAGACACAGGTCCTTGAGGACCTTGATTACCGCGTGATCCTTGAGGGCCACTTGGTCCCTGATTCCCAGGATTTCCCTGATTCCCAGGAACACCGATTGGTCCTTGTGGTCCCTGTACTCCACTTGGTCCACTTGGCCCTTGCGGCCCCTGAGGTCCTTGCGGTCCACTTGGTCCCGATGGGCCACTTGGTCCCGATGGGCCTTGCGGTCCCTGCGGTCCCCGAGCACCTGATGGTCCTTGAGGTCCACTCGGTCCTTGTGGTCCTTGAGGACCGGGATCGCCTTGAAGTTGTAATAACTCAGCTGCCTGTTCTGCTGTTAAGTATTGTTCTACAGATGAATCTGCTACGATAAACTTGGTCTCACCAAGCGTAGGTGTGGTTAAATTAGTGTCTAAAACCTGGGGCAGCGGTGATCTGTTAGTGGTCATTTGTTTAGGTACCTATCATTATATATGCAATAGTATATTATTAAATCAAAAACTAGGAGATTACCAATTTGTGATATTTGTTGCAGTGTTTCCTAATCTAATCCATGTGTTTGTTGCCACACAAACATATAGATAATTATTGTTATACGACATTGATCCTGCAATTCCGGTACTAGTTGAGTGAGCTATTGTGGCATTATTTGCAGCAACGACCGGACCTGAAGGACCGGACGGTCCACTTACTGTGCTAGTTGGTCCTTGCGGTCCCTGCGGGCCACGAATACCTGTAATACCATCTAATCCTCTAGGACCTGTTGAACCAGTATCTCCTTTTGCTAAGGTAGTTAGCTGTGACAACGACATTTGTTTGGTTCTATTATCAGCACGATCGATTACGGGAATTAGCACATCAGTGGCTGTACTGCTTAATTGAGGTAATTTGTTAATAGTGGTCATGTGTTATTCTCTAGTTAGCGGGTCAGTTTTATCAGTGGGTAGCTGAGCAAATTGCCACCCGTCTGTGCCAAATAGGTACTTATCTGATGCGATACTATCTCCCAGCGACTGACGTTCTAATAATAGATATTTAGCTGTAGAACTATCGGCAGTTTCTTGTACAATTAATCTATCAACTTCAAAATCTAACTTTTTAAAGTCAAATCCGCTGAGTTTAATACGGCTGATAATTTTATCACCTTGGCCGGGTAACGCATAGCATAGCGGTATTGCTCTAATATAATTAGGTACGTTATAATCTCCAGCTTGAGGAGTACGCATAAATTTTGGATAGTTATATTCATTAACAGAGATTGCTTCACCGTTTTGTAACTGTATTGATTTGAGCTGTTTTCTCATGTTTTCTAAACTACTAGGATAGTACACATCACTGTTATTTTCTACAAATTCACTGACACTAACTCCCAAATTATTAACTAGGTCGTCTGCAATATCTACATATATTACTTCGTAGATAACTGATCCTGCTCTATCCGCAGCAATGGCTTTTTTAATATCACCAAAATACAATTTCTTTCTATAGAAATTTTCCCGTAACGCAGGCATGTAATCATCTAAATTGATACGCTCTATTCCAAATTCTAACATTACTTTAATGTCATGTTGTACACCAAAGTTAGGATCAAAGTATCTATAGATCAATTTAGGGTCAAATGTAAAAGAATTAGCAATAAAATCCCTATATTCATCTCGTTTTTGCTGTGTAAAGAATGGTTTAGCGTAGATTTTAGTAAATGTATTATCTGTATAGGTAACTGTACCTATAGCAACAGAACTTGTTGATGTAATTAAGGTAACAGTTTGTGTACCTGTGTAAGTATATGTAATAAGAATAGCGCCTCTTCCTCCTATTCCTGCATAGTGCGCTCCTTGCCCTATGCCACCAGCACCACCGCCACCGCCAAATAACGCACCATTTATGTCATTATTTGTAGATGTCGTTGTGTAAAATGCATTTCTACCACCATACCCACCTACTCCGGCAGCAGAACCTAATACACTTGCACTACCACCATACCCGCCTAACCCATATACACTGTCACCGTTATTACCTTTACCAGTTCTACCGCCCGATCCACCACCTCCAACGCCACCACCGTTATATACTTCGGGGTTACTAATGCCGCCTTCACCACCTACTGCAAATTCAACTGAGGTATAATTTGTCAATGTACTAGTTCCGGTAAATCCATTACCGCCTACTGTTCCTTCACCGGCCGATGCGCCAATAATAAATGGTCCAAAGAATGTATTACCACCGAATAAAGTTATACTTCTGTCAGTCCATCCTACTGAATATGTAATACTAGTCCCCGAAGTTAATTGTACATTATTAATTTTAGTATAACCGCCACCGCCGCCGCCGAAGTGTCCTCGATTTACTAATCCGTTTGCGCCCGGTCCCCAAACTTCGATGGTATTATTGCGAGTGAAATCTGCAGGTACTACCCAAGTTGTGCCAGTTGTTAGCAACACAACTTTTGTAGAAGTGCCAGTTGAGTGAAAAGTAGATGTTGTAGAATATGTTGTAACAGTTTTATAAATTGTAGTAGAAGATTTTGTAGTTCCTTGTACGCTTAATGTAAACACTTTTTCTATTGAACTTAATTCGTAAACATCGCTGGCAGAAACTGTAAATGTGTATGTTCCGGTATTTTCAGTGTAGACTACCTGTCCAGATAAACTACCATCTCTTTCTAATGTTAGACCAGTGGGCAATGTTCCGCTAATTAAGGAATATTTTATACTATAATCCGTGTTTAATTGTTGAGCTACAACTGCTAGATCGCTGGTTATACCTAATTCTATACTACCTAAACTACTAGTAGACACCCATTCGATGGTACTCTCTACCTCTCCCTTTACCGCTAGTGTAAACGTGTTTACAGCAGTAGTGGTAGTTGTTAAATTATATGGAGTTAAAGTTCCCGGATTATTGGGGTTAAATTTAATTGTTCCTGTTTTACTGGCTTGTACTGTTATTGAATAGTTACGAGTATAAGCTGGCTGGTAAGGAATGTATCCATAGATGTACCCTTTCTCTGAGTCGAACATTAATCCTTCTGGTAATCTAGATACAATCGACCCACCTTGTATAATACTGTAAGTAATTGTTCCTACATACGGAGCAGGATCATAAATTGTTACCGGTAATTGATGATTGTTTCCTGCCCTAATAACTCCTAGGTCTGTGCCATTTAACCACTGCATAGATTGTAGGCTGAATCTAGCATTAGTAGGAACTGTGACTCCGGCACTGGTCATTGATGTTACTGTGTTGTACAAAATTTCTGTACTCGATACCATGATCTTAAAAGTGCGTTCTGTATTAGTAACTCCGTCGGTGGCAATAACTCTAAATCTATATATTTTAGGAATACCGGGAGTAGTTGCCCCTGATACAATAAGAGGAGAAACTACATCGTGATCATAGGTATAACTATCGTAGCTTTCGTCGTCGTAACCACCAGTAGAAGAAATCTGACTGTTATATGTTAATGTATCTTTGATAAAGCCTGTAATTCTACCAGACCTATCCATGGTTAAACCTGGCGGTAATTTTCCTGCTTTTGAAGGAATGTAGTATATTATTGTACTGCCTGCTGGAGCTTCAACTGGAGTGGCCAATAACTGAAAATCAACCCATTGATCGTTTAAAGCATATTGCTCACTATTCACGCCAACTGTTAAGAATCCTGCAGGTGTTGCCCACGCAGGATTATCTCTTCCACTTACATCAACTGTAAAAGTTCGATCTGCTACGCCTAGGATATTGGTTGCTCTAACTACAAATTTATTAGTGGTAGTGTTTAGAACAGCAGTAGGCGCTCCGTAAATCGTACCAGTAGATGATATTGATAATCCACTGGGTAAACTGCCAGTTAACAGCTTGTAGGATATGTTTGTGCCAGATGCTACTACTCTAGTGGTCGTAGAAACCAGTTCTGTAGCAGTGAATAAGAACCCTGAGGGGGTTATCCAAGATGGAATAGAAGTCATGAGCTTTAGGTTTACCTTGTATAGAGGTATTTACCTAAATTAGCTCTGATAAATTAGTGCAGAGTTCTGTTCTCTAATTGATGTACATCTTCAATTCCGAACATTTCTAGTATTAGTTGAACTTCTTCGGGCGGTTGTTCCATGAGATTTTCTGGAATCATTAGGCTTTTTAAGCTCCCATCTGAACTGATTATGAATCCAAAATCTCCAGGTTTTAGATCCTCATCTTCATCAATTTCGACAACTTGGCCAGCGGTTGTTATAGGTTGGGTAGGAATGGGTTTTTCCTTGCTGAGTTTAGACAGAACGCCTATTGCACGTTGAATTATCAACTGCGTTAATTCAGAGAATATTTTTTTCACATGGTATTTATAGAGAGTTAAATATACATACATTTTTATAAAGGAATCCTTAAAATGGAAATCATTATTGCTCTCGTAATTGCAGCCGGTTTAGTATACTGGTTCTTCTTTCGTACAAAAGACGAAGTTGTTAAAACAGTTTCACCGATGCCAGTTGGTATCGAAGCTGTAGTAGCTACTCCAGTAGCTGAAGAAGCTAAACCTACAGTTGAATATGTAGAAGCTACGGTTGAACTAGCACCTGTTGCAGTTGCAACTAGTGTGACTGTTGAAGCTGCCCCTGCTAAGAAGCCCCGTAAACCACGTGCCCCTAAAGCAGAAGCCATAGCTAAAAAGCCAGCCGCAAAAAAAGCAGCCCCTGCTGCCAAGAAGACTGTCTCAAAGAAGGCCTAATTCTTTAGCTTGATTAGCTAGTTCAAAGCTGGCTAAATTTTTACCCTTCGATTCGGCCATGATGTCGAATTGATCTAGAAAGCTCAATGCCCATTCATTAACTGCTGTATTCCAGTAGAAGTTTGAATGTGCTCTGAGCTTTCCTTTTTTGTAACCATCTTCCATTAACGGAAGAAGAGCGGGGCGTTGTAATCCGGAATGGCCGATAAGTACATCCTCGCAACTGACGGAGTAATGTATAACAGGACGCACACCGCGCCAGCTATCGATAATCCTTTTAATACGGTCGTCGTTTTCATTTATATATTCTCCTGTGTGTATCCAATGATGGTGTATGTCTAACACCAAAGCGAGATCGTTCCCGAGTTCAAGGCTTGAGTCGATGCCCCACGAGATTTCGTCATTCTCAATTGTGATGCAGTTTCTTGCCTCGGTGCTGAGTCTTGGGATAACTCTTTTGATACCCTCGGGACCGGCCCTACCAGCGATGTGGACATTGATCTTAAAGTCTTGGAAGGTTCGACCATAACCCATCCAACGTGCCATGTCAGCATGATATTCAAACTCCTCTATACTTCGATCTACAATATCTGGGTTATCACTTGCCAGCACAGTAAACTGACCAGGATGAAAAGACAACCGAACGCCGTTCTTGCGAGCCAGATCTCCCACGGTTCGAAACTCTCTTTCGAGATATGCTCTAATGTCGCTAGTCCGCCAAAACCAAGACCAATCACGCTGAGTATACACAGGTAATATATCGCTGCCGAGTCGTACCATTCTAAGATTTTCATCAAGTGCTCCTACACGGTTGACGAGCTTGCGAGCAGCTTCAATGTTACCTACCATTAGGTCCCATAGTTTTTGTTCCGCAACTTCTTTGCTCTGTCTATTTAACCATGCAACAGTAGTGGAGCCTGTATTGTATTGTTTGGCATCATCTTTGGGTTTAATGCCATCTACTTGTCCTGCGTGATCAATCCACTTGCAAGCAAATCCAATTTTCTTAGTCATTTTTTACTTTCTGAATGCTCCAAGAGCCGTCCTTGTTGTCTATCCAATCTAGTATATCGCCTTCTTTCCATCCCTGCATATCTAAAAAGTCTTGAGGTAACGGCATTACTAAATCTCCGCTGCCATCGTCGGCTTCTTCTACAGTTACAGTCCAATGTGTCATAGTTGATTCCTTGTAAGTGCGTGATGAACTAAAAATGCTTTAAAAGCCTTGTAGACAGCAGCCGCTTCTTTTTCGTCTGCTTCTACTTTTACACCTCTAACATAAAAACCATCTTCAGTAACTTTCAGCATTTCTAATTGACCTGCGTGAAATACAATGTTGTTTTCCGGAGGAGCAGTCACTGATAAAACTGGTGTAGGGCGTGGATCGTTGATAACGAACATTTCTGGAAATGCCTTTTCAACTTCTTGTGCAATAAAACCCTGTTTCATGTTACTATTTTACACTACTTTGCGGAAATAGTCAATCAGTATTTAGAATACCAACCAGTTAAGATGTATTTTGGTTCTGTATAAACTGTAAGTCCGCGGTGTGGATGAGTCATACCTGCAGGCCAAATAACCACAGTACCTTGTGTTGGACGAATACGCTTCTTTTGATATAAGAATTCAGTCTCTCCCTCACCTTCGGGCATGTCATTCAAATAAATCATCCATACTAATTCTCGATTGTATGTTTCGGCTCTGTCACCGTTTTCATAATGCCAAACATGATATCCACCCATAGGCAAAGTCCTCTGCATTTTAAGACATTTATTATTGGTTAATTTAATATTGTTTAGCTGTCCAAATTCGTGTATATATTCCATTAAACAATCATGCAGGTAGTATAAGTATTTGCTGGCTAAATCGGACACTCCTAATTGCGGTGTTTCTAAAAATATGGCAAGATCTTTGCGCCCTAAATTTGAATTATCGAACTGTTTATCGTTGTTATGAACATATTCTTTTAATTCTGAGTTATTGATAATTTCTTCAAATACTTTAATTGTTGCTTGACAATCTTCTGCAGATACATGGCCAGGCCATGTTCTAATAAAATTTTCCATGATATTATCCTTTGTTAATTAATACCGGCGAATGTTGTGGTAATGAACTAGCAGGATCTTCTTTTTTAGCTTCCAATGTTGCTACCCTTGAACGCAATTCACTTGATGAGTAAACATGTTGTCTTTTATGATAATGTAATTTAATACCATTATCAATACACCATTGTTTTCCTGTAAAATCTCTGTTTAAATATTCGTCGCTGAGAAATCGAATATCTATTGTTTGCGTCATTAATAATTGTAACAAATCAAACTCTGTTTCGTAGATTAATATTTCGTCAACATATTTACACCCTTGTAATTGAACATATCTTTCGTATGAGCTTTGTACAGGTTTATTTTTAATTCCAGGACGATCTACTGTAGGATCAATTTGAAGTGCAACTATTAGATAGTCGCAGAGTTGCTTTTCCATTTTAAGCATGGTAACATGCCCTGCATGGAGTAAATCAAAACTACTACAGTTAAAACCTATTTTCATTCTTATCTTTTACTGGTTCTACAATCCCGTATTGTTTATACAGCCATTGAATAAATCTTTCAACTTCTTTGCTAGGATATGGATATGCTTGGTATGCTATAGTTACTCGTTCAAGCCAATCTTTATCAATCATTTTATTTTTCATTTTTTTGTATTAACTGATATTGTATAATATTTTAAAATAACTTCACCCCAATTACCGCCGCCTTGTTTGTACAAATGGTTAACTTGTTTGGCACTGTCTCTAATTAATAGTTCAGCAAACTTTTCTAAAGGAATGAATATGTTATCTGGTAATTCATTTAATCTTAATCCAGACTGTTCGGCGAGTTCTTCGATTTTTTTATTCATACTTTACCAATGCCTTATAACACCTGCTATAATAAAACAATTTGTTATTATATAGCATAATACAATGGCAGTACGGATAAAAGCAATCTTGTCTGCCTCTCTATCTGTACTGCCAGATTTTTCACCTAGGGCTTTTGCCCAAAGCTTCCAAAGGTTATGCAAATAGATCTTCATTCCATTCACGATGCCCTTCACGGAACGCCATGTTAGCCTGTGTTTCACGAACTTCTACACGATAACACCACAGTCTAGCCGCTTCACCCGGTCCCCACATTTCTGGAATGTAAACGCCGTTGACATACTTATATAGCATATCGCTCAATGCTTCGCATCCTAATGCCGGTAGAATAACGATTTTAGCCATATTTTTTTCTTGTAGCATTTTGAATGTACCTAGTTCTGGATCATCCTGTGCAACAATAAGTGTATGATCAAATTGATCTTCTAATGTTTTCTTTAGTTCTTTTAAACCACCATAGTCGGCCGCCCAATTGCGAACATCTAGGTCGTTGGTGCCAAAGTAAAATTTCATACTAAATGAATAGCCGTGAATTAGATTACAATGACTATCACTTCGCCATTGGCGATAAGCGCAAGGGAATGCGTCGTGATATTCTTTGGTGCTTGTGTACTTGTACAGTACTGGTTGTAGGTTTGCCATAATTTTCTCCTATGTTAATTTTAGCATAGGCAGCAGAGTTTGTATACCGGGATGAAAGCCGAAGGCCGGTTAGTGTTATTTAAGGTTTTTAACTTCCTGTTTAACAATTTTTAGATCTTCTTTGATCTCGTTAATCATATTAATTTCTGCTTGACGATTACAATACAATTGTGCTAATGTAATAGCAAATAGACTCCATCCTATAAACCCACCTGCTATTAAAAATCCTATTATTAAATTATTTGCCATAATGTTTTCTCCCATAAGTGTCAATATTTACTTAAACTTAAGAGAGGATTTAGTCCACAGTTTATCGTTTGTCAACAATCTTATCGCAGAGTCCGTAGGCTAGTGCTTCTTCTGCACTCATAAATGTGTCACGATCCATGTCCTTTTCGAACTCTTCATATGTTTTACCCACTGTATTATGTTTAACATATAGTTTGGTTAGCATATCTTTCATTTTGGTAATCTCTTGGTATTGAATAGCAATGTCACTTTGCATACCACGGGCACCACCACTTGGTTGATGAATCATATGGCGAGCATGGGGCAACATATAACGCTTACCCGGACTACCTGCTTGTGCTAGGAAACTGCCCATTGAGCAGGCTTGACCCATAACATAGGTACAAATATCTGGTTTGACAAACTGCATGACATCATAGATTGCCATTCCGCTGGTTATAACACCACCTGGACTATTGATATAAAAATGAATATCTTTTTCGCTGTCTTGACTTTCAAGATGCAGTATTTGAGCAACAATTAAATTACTGCTAATATCATCAACTCCACCGTTAAGGAATACGATGCGCTCGTTGAGCAATCGGCTAAAAATATCAAAGGCACGTTCGCCTTGCCCGGTCTTTTCGACCACCATTGGTACTAACATATTAAAATTCATCCTTTAAAATTTTTGTAGAATTACTTAATCCGGCAACAATTTGGAATTGTTCCCATGCTTTTTTCACAGCAGGCCTACTTTCTAGTTCTTCTGCTGGTAAACTTGCTTCGAGCCAGTAGTAGGGCAATCGATGTGGATGTGCTCCAAACTGGCGAGGCTGATGTAACAGGCCCCTGCTATATAGTTCTTTGGATACATATCGAAACTTTTCTTCGTCCTTGTCTGTGTAGCGACTCCACTCGGGGTTACTCCATCCGCCGTGGTGATGATATCCCTGCCAGATACCACCCCACTGTTCGTCGTTGTTGGGGTCGAAATTTGTACGAGCAACAATGACTAATACATCATTGATGTCTACCTTGCCGTCTATAATGTCTCTAACACATCGACTATAACTAAGTCCTATTTTCATAGGTTAATCCTTTCTTTTTTACGGGATTCAATTTCGTTAAAATGCTTGTCACAAACATTTTTAATCCAACCTGTGGTTTGTTTGGTAGAAGGTACTCCACAGATTTCGCAGGTGTTACTTGCCCAAGATTCTGCCATACTAACCATACCACGGACTTGTTCGTCCCCGCCATCATAGTAGAATCGCAGTCCGCCAAACTTTTCTTTGATTTGATGTACAACTACCTGCGGCACAATATTGCCATACTTTGTTCTCCAGTCAATATGATGTTGTATCTGGCTACATAGGCTTTCAACAATAGGCCACCATCCTTCACCTACAGCAACCTCGCCATAGGGCTCTGAAAACATTTTAGGAAATTGCTCTTCTAAACGCTGAACAAATTTGTCGTACTTGTCAACCTCATTTTCCATTGTTCTTCTCCTGGTCGTAGGCCTTTACCATACGATACAATGGTTCCATGCGTTCTTGAAATACATCAGGCGCCTGAAGTGCCGTCCGTTGCATATCCCATACGGTTGGATAGTGTCGTAGTAGAGATCTCGCTCGTTCCTTAATTGTTTTAGGAATTCTGGGGGTATTGCAAATATCAGTAAGAAACTGAATTGTCTGCACTACTGCACGATACCGTTCATCCGGCAATGTCATATGCAGTTTTCTTTTCTTTAAGCAAGTTGACAAATCCTTCATCGGCTAACTTCTCACGCAGAATTTGTTCAACAAAGTCGTTGAATGTCATGTCGGCGTCGTGTGCTGCCTTAAACAATACCATTAATTCTGTTTCTGGCAGGTCAATTGGAATGCTAACGCGAGTGTCGTACTCTTCCCCAGCAACTACTGCTAGACCTTTTTGGATCCAGTCATCGTCGGATTCAAGATCAATGTAATCTACATTTTCCCATGCTTCTACCATCCAGCTATTCTTTGATTTAGCTTCTTCTTCAAATATTTCTTTATAAGCAGGATTGATCATACGATATGCACGATTATTTTGGTAGTCGTGTATTTGAACTTCGTATACTTCTTGTGACTTTTGATCAAAAACAACACTGAGACTATGCCCTGCCTGCTCACCATTCCAGCTGTCTAATGTATAGGCATCGGACCCATAGCAGTCCCAACCGTAGTTACCACCTTCGGTAATTCGATAATTGACAACTTCCATCCATTCTTTTAAAGTAATCATTTTACATCCTTAAGTTTTTGGTTAATTTCTTTTATCAGCTCTACTGCAACACATAGAGCCTGGCTTGCGTCAAAATTAGTAAGTACGCATCTGTTATAACTTTTTGGGTCTTCAATAATAGCAATTACATCTGCTAAAATCAACTCGGCGAATTTTTCGTAATTAAAGTTGAGACCAAATTCGTTGTGTTCCCAACACTGGGGTTCAAGTTGTTTAATTCGTTCGTTCATTTATACACCTTCAAAATAACTGTGTCTTCGTTAAAGCGACCGTTTAGTATAGTCTCTGTAGTTTTGACACTCTTAGCAAACCAAGTCTCGAATCTCTTCTGCGTATTTTGCTCTTTGAACTCTTTGATCTGTTCCGGAGGCTTACGCAGAGTCTTTTGTTCACTCTTGGCAGTAAAGTCAGTTAACGATGTACCTTTAACACCAAGTCCTTCTGAGCTTGTAGCAATGTAATAACCAATCTTACGAGTCTTAACATTGTAGACTACAACACCTTGGGCACCGACAATCTGTGCAGGAGGAGTTGACACAATAGCCAACTTATCATCCTTGGCACAGAATTTAAGTTTAGCTACAATCTGTTCTGCAGGCTTGATCTTCTTAGCACGAGGCTTCTTCAAGATTTTAGCTTCTGCGGTAATCTGTTCACAGGCTGTCATAATACCTTCATAGAAAGCAATCAGCTTGTTAACATTTTTACGGCTGACATGCTTGTAACCTTCTTTCAATTGAGCATCCGCTTCGCCACTGGCTAGTTCCTGTAACTCCGCCATACCACGAGCAAAGAAAGTCTTAATGAAACGAGCATGGGCGGCTTTGGCACCTTTGCCTCGCAACAGATTAACAATCTTAAATGCTTTGGGATCAAATGCTTCCGGATCAGTGATCCAAGAGTCGATGGCATAGTCAATGTCTTCACTCATCTCACCTGCGGTTTCACGCAGACGATCTTGAATGTTTGGCACATAGACTTCGGTTTTAATCACTGGTTTGGCTGTTTCTGTTTCGTCTATGTCGTCTTTACCTTGCTCAACAATTCGGGCAATTTCTTTACGCAACCACAATGTACTATCACGACCTTCGTTAAATCCATCATGTATTTTAGGCATACCTCGTTGCAAACATGCGGCCACTGCGGCCACAGTCATTGAACAACGGTTGTCTTTGGTCTTCTTAAAAGCCGCAATTTCAGCTTTGGTATAATCGTTAAGAGCCATCCAGTTAATGATCTGAGGCTTGAGCTCTTTAGTAGTCTTTTCTAAACGGTAGTATTCCATAGCACCACGGAAGTGCTTGGTAAACTGAGCACCTGTCCAAGATTCAGCACCATCCCACTTAGGGCTGTAGTCCCGTTTGGCATTCTCACGGATGCTTACGCTAGTGATCTTTTCTTTTTTAACCTTGGGTTTAATCTTAATGCCTGCTACTGTTGCCATTTTGCACTCCTGTTTGTTAGTGTATGTATATATTATACAGGGTTTTTTATTCTATGTCAAGCTCGGTATTACCGGATTTGTCCAAATATTCGCTATATTTTAACAGGAACATTATCCGCTTTGGTTCATTGTAGAAATCCAAATGTATAGTTTTTACACAATATTTGGTATTGTACCCAACATTTCTGCGGTCGCCTTTGACATCATGCTCAAACCATTCTTCATGTGTTCTGCTAGTAAAGCCCAAGACTTCTCGCATCCTGTTGCGAATTAACAACACACCGGGGGGATGCTCTTTGGCAATTTGATTGTAGATTTTAAGCCAGCTTGCTTCGGATAAAACTACAGGCTTGCTCATTAGAACTCATCATTTTGAGCTACAACTATCCAACCTAACTTTTTAAGGTCTTCTCGTATCTCATCAGTTACTACACTTTCGGAAACAAATGCCTGTCCTTCTTTATAGGAGATTTGGTCTTCTTCTGTAAGATTATTAAATTCTTCCGGAGACAATTCATCATTGCCTCGAATACCACTACAGTACCAATCAATATAATCGCCTTGTTCACGCATGTCAGCAATGATACCCCCGGCACTTCTCCAAGAGGCACTCCAGCGTTGATCTTTTAGAATAGGCATAACATCTAACTTTTGAAAGTCGTTATTACATATTGCGGCATAGAGATTTTGAGAGTAGATTCGACTTTCACGGACCTTGTCTAAAATCCAGTCAGTGCTACGGAGGTCATATTCCATATTATCTTTTTGCCATTCTGGATCTATCATATTTTCCTCATCTTGCTCTCGCCAAGTTTTATACATTCGAATATAGTCGGGATTGGGCTCCTTACCTTCTTCCTCGCAACGTTTGATATACCCTTCTTTTTGAAAGGTATGACGATCGGGACTTTTTGATATCATTGCAACACTCGGGGACCAGAAGACATCTGACTTTGTAGTTTGGCATATTCTGTCGGATCGAGATCATCTAGGTCATCTGATTGTTCTAGTAACTCCCCAGACTCGGCCATACGATGAATCTCAGCTATCAATTTGTTGAGCTCTTCTTGAGTACCATCGAAGCTATCAAATGCACCGGGTGCAAATTCAATTTTAATTTTTTTGGTCATTAATTTCTTTTGGAGTTAGGGGTCTAGTTCTACAAAATAAACATTCACGGTCGTTACAAATATCTTCTAACCAATCATTGCATGGTTTGCAATAAAAGCTATCAAAATCTGCTATATAAGATTTAGGTGTCCTACATTTGGGACATTTTAGATCATTCAGGTCCATAGTGATTGGCGAACTTTAATAAGACGAATCATCATTACCTCATCTTCTTTTTCATAATCTGCTTCCAATCTTTGAAGAAGTTTATGAGCCTTGTCGCTTTGCTTTTTAAGCACAGGATCTTTCTCACCACTGAAACTTAGTCGGCCACCATTTGCTTCACGTTGTGCTTCACAGTAAGCAGTCCATCCA